GCGGTGTTGTAGTTGCCTGTAGTGTTGTTGTACAGCGCAGTTTTACCCATTGCAACTAAACTAGTGCCAGTCGTGTTGCTATACCCCGCCTGATAACCTACAGCAGTATTGTTAGATGCTGTGGTGTTGAGGCGAAGTGCTTCTGTACCAATGGCTGTGTTGTTCTCTCCAGTCGATGTTGACCCTAAAGAACTTGCACCGACCGCTACGTTAAAATCTGCGCCAAAGGTTAAAGCATCCATTGCCTGATAACCAACTGCGGTGTTGTATTCGCCCGTTGTATTGCCATACCCCGCTTGATAACCCACAGCGGTGTTACCTGTTGCTGTGGTGTTGGATGCTAATGCGGAAGTACCAAGTGCAGTATTTTTACCGCCAGTTGTGTTGTTCAGTAAAGAATTTCCACCCAAGCCAGTATTGTCAATACCAGTACTTGTGTATCTACCAGATGAATAACCAACAAAAGTTGATGTAACAACATCAGATGCAGTTGCTTTTGTATTACCTGCAAACGCACCAATGTAAACTTCACCACCATTTGATGGGCCAGCATATCCTGCTTGATAACCAACAAAAGTATGCAGTGATGCAGTCGTATTAGAGTAACCAGCCTGATAACCTACCATTGTGTTATTTGGGCCAGTGCTATTTGTGTAAGCCGCCTGATAACCTACAGCAGTGTTGTTAGATGCTGTTGTGTTGGCTTGGAGGGCGAGTTGACCAACAGCCACGTTATTTGTACCCGTGGTGTTTGACTGCATTACCCGTTCGCCAACTGCCGTATTTACACCAGTGGTGTTATTTATTAAGGAGTTTCTACCAACAGCAGTTGAGCCATCTGCTGTATTTGCATACAAGGCGTTATAACCAATAGCAGTTACAGATTCCCCTGTTGATTTTGAATATCCAGCCAAGCCGCCAATATAAGTATTCTGAGTACCTGTGGTGTTTGAGTAACCAGACTGATAGCCTACAGCAGTGTTGTTTGATGCGGTGGTGTTGGAGCGAAGAGCCTGAACACCCAGTGCCGTATTAAACGTACCTGTCGTGTTGTTCTCCATTGTCTCAGTGCCCACCGCCACGTTTTTATCGGAGGTAGTATTTTTATTGAGCGCATTAAAACCAATTGCTATATTTGCCGCACCAGTGGTATTTGTGAAAAGAGCGCCATAACCTGCGGCTATATTGTAAGTACCTGTGGTGTTGCCATAAAGAGCTTCACGCCCAACCGCCACGTTATATGTACCAGATGAATTGGTGTACAAAGCTGTACGACCAACAGCAGTATTTGATGTGCCTGTATTGTTGTAAAGCGCTTGGTATCCAACAGCGGTAGTTGCGCCATTAACAGTGTTGTTGTATGCGGCTTGATAACCTACGGCAGTGTTTTCTGATGCTGTGGTGTTGGCTTGCAAAGACTGTACACCGACCGCTACGTTGTTAGCTCCTGTTGTGTTTGCGGTTAGCGCATAAGCACCAAATGCAGAATTCAGTGTAGCAGTAGTATTAGCGTATAAGGCTTGATGACCAAAAGCTGAATTGTTGCTACCAGAACTATTTGTGTATAAAGCCTGATAGCCAGTAGATGTATTGTTTCCAGCGGTGGTGCTGTATGAGGCTTGATAACCAACCGCAGTGTTGTTGGAGGCTGTGGTGTTGGCTCCAAGAGCACCTTGCCCAACGCCTACATTAGAACCTCCAGTAGTGTTGTTTGCTAAAGCCGAATCACCAACAGCAACCAAGTTAGACCCAGTTGTATTTACAAGTAAAGAATTCGCACCAAAAGAAGCGTTGAAACTTCCTGTCGTGTTATATAACAACGCATTGGAACCAAATGCGGATACTCTGGATCCACTCGTATTAGCCGCCAAAGCACTAGCACCAACAGCAGTATTGGTAGACACAGCACCAGCACCACGACCAACAGTTAGACCTTGAATAGTTGCGCCGCTGGTTACAGCCAATGTGCTTTGCAGGGTTGTTGCACCCGTAACAGTCAGCGTACCATTAACAATCAGGTTGCCAATACTGCCAGCACCAACTTCCACAAAGTCAGAGCCGTTCCAAGCCACAACAGCAGAAGCGCCGTTAGGAATAGTCAAACCAGTCGTAGGGCCGGAACCCACCAACTTGACAGAGAAGCCGCCTGTGGTAGCGTTGATAACCGTATAAATCTTTGACTGCGCTGGAGCCGTCACGGTACGTAATGCCGTACGTGCGCCCGAGAAGAGCAGAATCGCCTGACGAGCCGTATTCGCAGCGCCTGTGGTTGTGGTCAGTGTGACATCTGTATCAGTGCTGACGTTGGTCGTACCCGCAACAGAGGTGTCTAGCAGGGATGTAATGCTGTTGTTTACAGTGTCACCCCATGTGCCGCTCAGTTCGCCCGTGACTGGCAGTGCCAGACCCAAGAGTGATGTGTATGCTGTAGTCATGTTTTAAACCTCAAGTTACAATTTCTTCCCATTCGGGAGTTTGTGCTGTCGTGACTGTAGTCCAAGCAGGCGTCTGCAAATTGGTGATATTCTGCCAGTTTGCGTTCTGGCTGTCATCTATTGGCTTCCAATATACCGCAATTACATCACCTGCTGAACCCCTTGCCGCAACCCCAGTCAAAGCCAAGATGCGCTCTGCAATGGTCATCGTACCTACGCGACCTGTAGCGCCTACGCCACTGATCGCAACCAGCACTTCTTTTACGACTGTTCCTACTTCACCAACTGCCGTGTTTGGCAGCAACGGGACAATCACACTGCCTGCCGCACCGTTAAGACTTACACCAGACAGCCCAACGGTAGAAGACGGGACAACCGACCCAACTTCACCCGTGGCCGCTACACCCGTAAGCGCAGCAGACAAGCCCTGAACAACTGTGCCAACTTCGCCCGTAGCCAAAACGCCAGACAGTGCAACCGTTCTGCTTGTGGTAACTGAACCAACTGCGCCTGTGGCCAGAACGCCAGACAAATCAACTGTCTTGGCATGGTCAACAGTACCAACAGCGCCCGAAGCCGCTACGCCCGTGAGGGCTACCGATACGCTTACGCCAACTGTGCCAACTTCACCAAGTGCTACATCCCCCTGCTCGGGAATAATGATTGACTCAGTAACATCCCCAACTGCGCCCAAAGCGCCAACGCCTGAAAGAGCAATCGTAAGTACGGGCGACGCAGTGCCGACCGCACCGGTGGCGGCAACGCCTGTTGCATCGAGAGTACCGCCCCAGCCATTACTCCCCCACGCGCCGTCACCCCAGCCGAGAGACATGGCTTACCTTTTAGGTTGTGGACAAGCGCAGCAAAGCGGTTGTTGTGGTGTTGGATGGCATGGTCAAAGTGAACGTACCAGCCGTAATGGTCTGTGAGCCAAAGGTATGGACAGAAACAGCCTTGTCCGACTGGCTGCTGTTATAGATCAACACTGCATCAAACGCTGTGCTCAAAGTCACAGTCGTGTAAGTGATGGATGCCGAAGGTGTCCAGTAAGCCACACCCGCAGTAGCAGAGCTGTTGGTGGCAATAGGAGCCGTAGCGTTGGTCACCGTCACACCACCAGCCGTATAACCTGTACCGGTCACTTCACCCGTAGATGTGTAGACTGTGGTGCTTGCGTTGATGGTAGAAGATGTCAAGTACAAAGCCGCCTTGAACGTGTCAGCAGTTGTTGCCGCACGAATAGGTGCTGTACCGAAGTTGTGGGTGGCCGTCATGAGTTCGCCCATGAACGAAGTGCACATGCTTTGTGTGTTTGCCATGGTGGCTCCTTATGCAATTGAGGCCGCTTCAGCAGCCATGTAAGTTAATGGTTTCTTCAAAGTCACATGTGCAGAACGGTGAACCAACTCACCCTCTAGCCAGTACTCCACCCAAGTGGTGTTCTCGTTGTCATTATCCACGACCCCTTCTCTTTTCTCAAGAAGAGAATCATCCATTTCGCCTTTAGTAGTCGTGACTAGCATGTGTGTCCTTAAGAGATGCGCACAATGGCGCTGTTTGAGTTGGCTATTGGGAATTCAACTGTGAAGCTTGTGCCGCTTACTGTCTTGTCCGAACCAAAGTCAAGGATGGCCACAGACTTGTTACCCTGCGTGGCGTTGTAAATCAGCGCGGCTCTGGCCGTAAACGAAGCTGATGCCCACAATGTGTTGGCAAACGATATGTACGCCGTTGGGATGCCGTAGCTGTTGTTGTCTGCCGTAGGAGAGACGCTGATGACCAGCGTGTTGCCCCCTGCCGTATAGCCTGTACCCACCACTTCGTTGGATGTGGAGTACACCGTTGTCGTGGCGTTTAGGTCGGCTGCAGCTGTGTACAGCGCAATTTTGAACGTGTTGGCCGATGTCGGGCCAAAGTTGTGCACCGCTTGCAACAGTTCCGTCTTGAACGATGTGGTCGATGTTTGAACAATACTCATGCCACGCCTCTATTCTGGGGCAGGGGTGCGACACGGAATTGGCCACTTCTGTAACTGTCGGAACGCTCCAGACCATCACCCAAACGTTTAGCCAATTCAAGCGCTTCTTTGTACTTGCCGTCATACAGTTGCATCATGTCGGTTTCACCCTTCATGAATGTGTACGCTTCCACCAACGTGCCGTACAGCAGTACGGAGTCAAAGTTATCACCCAGCCATGAAGTGCTTGCAGTTACGATGGACTCAGGGTAGTAGAAGTAGTGCAACTCAACAGTGTATGTTGCGTCTGGCGTTGGGCCAAGAATAAAAGACAACTCGTTTGCAACGGCTGAATTGGGGCCGAACAAGGCGTAGTACTTGGGGATGGCCGTATCCGTGGGCTGTGGGTATGCCTGACGGATAAAGTTCACATCCTTGTTGAGCAAGTACTCGTACGCGCCTGTTGCATCCACCACTGCCAACGAAAAGGTCGACAAGTAATCCAAAGGGCAAGACAAGTACTTGTTGTTGGCCGTGATCGTGCCCGTGACATTCTTGCGAAGAGACGGGAACTGGATTGTGTTGTAAATGCGTTGCTCGGCCTGCTGGATGAACGTATTCATCTCAGCGGTCTCAAACGTGTTCTCCGTGTAATCGGAGACGGCAGTTACAAGCTGGGTGTAGTTCATGTCTTAAGCCATCGGGCCTCTGGCCATTGTGCCTT